GCCTTGAATGGTGTAAGCTGGTTCATATTTAACTCCTTTGTTTTGTGCCTGTATTATCTTTGTATCACTTTTGTGTTTATTGGTCAACACCTCTGATCGTAAAACGCAATTGTGATGTTTTGCGCGCTGGCTGTGCCTTGCGGCTCACCTCAATGACCTTAGTTTCAACAGCGTAATTTTTTGATCTGGCTGATGCTTTTTTGACCACGCCCTCATTATCAATGATCATAAGGTGGTGTAAAATCTTTGCCTTTGCCTCTTGCTGTTTGCGGTCGGCCTCTGATTTGGCGTATTTTGCCTCCTCATGATCCATGATAAGTCCGTCAAGTATAGGGTCATCGCCTCTGTCCATAAGCTCTGGCTCATCTTCAATCACCTCTGCATATTTAAACATTTCAGCAATGTGCTCATACTCTTTATGACCCAATAGATCAGGCTCACGATTCGCCTCAAGATCAGCCCAAAACTCACCGCATTTTTTGATAATATGCTCATGCACTTTAGGGTCAGGCTTGCGGTACATAATGCGTATATCTTCTGGATTGCCAGAGTGCATTGAGCCAATAGCTCCCCATTTGTAAGTATCAAGCCCCGCTGCCTTGCGTGCTGCATTGACCACTAAAAACTGATGCTGTAGTTGCAGCTCAACGTGGGCCGGTGCACGCCCTGCTGACCAGTCAGGTGAAAAAGTGCTTACATTCTTAATCTCAAGTATGCCTGGGCCGTGCTCACTCTCAATGACATAGTAATCAAGTGTTGCTCCGAGGTGCGGGTGATCAGGGTGCTGGTGATAATCACGGCAGTGTTTTAATTCCCAATACATTTCGCCACTGATAAAGGTGGCAATAACTGGCTCCATCGCCTGCCCCCACTGCATGAGCTTGCTCTCAAAGTTTGGGTTAAAATTGCCCTTTTTAACGTGATACAGCTCATTAAGTGTGCCGTATGGTGAAGTGCCAAAGACAATGCCACACTCGCTTGCACCAATGGTTTTGCGGCGCAATGCGTGCCACTGATCATCGTTTTCAATTTTTGTAATAGTCATTACATTGCCTCCATTGCGCCATTTATCATGGCTTGTAAAATTGATATTTTTTCATCACTACGTAATGTGCTTGCGCGGTATCTTTTGTTGCTTTCTTCAAGCTGATCACGTTCTGTAATGAGCATGTGAATTATGCCTATCAACTCATCTTTTGATTTTTCATTTAAATTTTTCATTCCGCACCTCTCATTGAATGACCTTGATCTGATAACCAGAAAAGCATGTCAACCTCATCTGCCTCGTGCCAATCATGTTTGTCGTAACGCTCAACATATATATCACCTTTTTTGTTATAGTGTTCGGGGTACAACAATATGAGGTCATGACGTTTTCTTAATGATTCGTATAGCTCACAATCATTCATGTTTGTTTTTTCAAGACGGGCTTTTAAAAATTCAAATGCCTGCGCTTTGGTTTGGCATGTAAACGCGCCAACACTGTCTGTTTTTAAATACCAATATGGTTTTTGAAATTTACGTTTGACAGGTTTTAATTCAATAAAACTTGGCAGGCTGTAAGCCTTTGGTCTTGGTGGTCGTTGTTTCATTTTAAACTCCTTTGTTTTGTCTTTTGTGCCTTGACATTTACCATTAAAGAGAATTATATTCATTGTGTCAAGAGAATTTATTTCTTTTTATTTTGACTTATGAAAGGCACTGTAATGAATAAAAAAGTATCTTCATGGAAGTGGCGCATTGTTAAGGCCGGGCTGACACAGGCAGAGTTTTGTGAACGGTTTAAGCTGACAAACAGCCAGCTTTCAGAGTGGCTTACGGGCAAGAAAAAACCCAAAGATCACAACATTGAAAAGATCGAATCGTACTTAAAAGAATTGGGGGTCTGATATGGAGGGCTTGCAATGGTATCCCCGTTATGCGGGCGATTACATACGTAAAACGCGGCACTTGTCTTTGCTTGAGCACGGGGCGTATAACCTGCTGCTTGATCACTACTATGCCACTGGAAAACCTATAAAAGTAAGCAATGCTCAACTAATGCCTGACCATAGCCGCGTGTATCGCTTATGCAGTGCTGTAACACAGGCAGAAAAAGACGCGGTCGACTCCGTGCTTGAAATGTTTTTTGATCTTACTGATGACGGCTATATCAATGACAAAGCCAGTGAAGTTATAGAGAAACAGCGGGCTGCGCACGATAGACGTGTTGAGGCGGGCAGAAAAGGCGGTCAGGCAAAGGTTAAGCAAAAGCCAAGCAATGCTAAATCAAAGCCCAAGCAACCAGAACCAGAACCAGATATATATAATAATAGTATAGGGGGTCTTGAAAAATTGTCTGTTGATGACATTGCCCAATGGTTAAACGGTAAACGGGCAAGCGGTAAGTATTTGATGATTGATGAATACAGGCTGCTTGAGATGTTTAAAGATTACTGCATGTCAAAAGGCAAGCGGTATAAAGATTATGTGGCTGCATACCGCAACGCATTTGAATGGCACAACGCACCAAGGAAAGGGGATCACAATGGAAAAGCTGGGCAATATAGCAACAAACGTAATAAATCAGACAGAGCAAAAGAGGCAATCGCAAGAGGGCTTGCAAGCACAGAATAATCAGCCGCCGGCCTTGCCTCTGTCCAAAGATCAAGAGGCAAAAAAATCACTGGCTGTTGCCCTATCAATGTTTTTTGACACAATGAAACTGTACGGCAAAGAGCCAGAGCAGCTGGACAGCGTCACCCGCATGTTTATGTTTACCCTTGCAGATTACCCTTATGAAAAAATCAGTGAGGCTTTGAGGTACTATGCAAAGCATTATTCTGAAATGCCTGCACCTGCTGATATAGTCACAATAATTGAGCGCGGCAATAAACCACCATTTGACAGGTCTGTGTACGTCACAATCAGTAAAAAGGATGCGTGCCAGCGCACCAGTGAAGAATGGGCATACATGCGTGATTATGAGGCTTTCCAAGTGCGGGGGCAATATAGATGATTGTATTGAGCCTGTTTGATGGTATGGGCTGCGGCTATGAGGCATTAAAGCGCGCAGGGATACCAGTTAAAAAATATTATGCCTCTGAAATAAATAAGGCAGCCATGCAGGTCGCAAAGAAAAATCACCCTGATATTATACACCTTGGTGATGTTAATGACTGGCGCACATGGGATATTGATAAGCCCGATCTGATCATTGGGGGCAGCCCGTGCCAAGGATTCAGCTTTGCAGGGCAGCAGCTGGCATTTGATGACCCGCGCAGCATTTTGTTTTTTACCATGATGGATATTATCAATCATTATGACCCTGATTACCGTTACCTTGAAAACGTGGTCATGAAGAAAAAACACCTTGCTGTCATAACAAATTACATGGGCTGTGACCCAATGTTTATGGATTCCGCGCTGGTGTCAGCTCAAAACCGTGAGCGGTATTACTGGTGCAATTGGCGTATCACAAAGCCTGATGATAAGGGCATACGCTTTCATGATATTGTGCAGCCTGACAGACCAGATACTGACTTTGCAATTGACCCTGTAAAATTCAAAAGCGATTTGTTTACAGAGTGTGTTTACCAGATTGAGGGCAATGATATATTTGCCTTTTCATCTTCCGGCCGCGGTGGCGGGCGCGTTGAAAACAGGTTTTATTTCTCAACAGAATTTGAAAAAGCACACACACTGACCCGCACAGGGTACACATGCCGCGCTTTTACTGGTCATGTGCGTAATGGCATGATTGCACCGCCGTCAATATCAGAGCTTGAGCAGCTGCAAACCGCAGGGCCGGGATATACAGAGGGGGTCAGTGAATCGCAAAGGCGTATGATGCTTGGTAATGGCTGGACGATTGACATGATTGCTCATCATTTTTCAAGTATAGGTGAGCCAATTGACCCGCACGCAGACGGGAGGCTTTTATGATCATTGAGCTTGTATTGCCCCTGCCTGTTACTTTGAATAAGCTGACCCATAACAATAACAGCAAAAATGGTGGCAAGGGTGGCCGATCAAAAACAAAGCGCGCAAAAGAATGGTACAGAGAGGCAAGTCATTTTGTCATACCGTTCAGACGCGATCACCAGAAATACTGCAATCAATGCCTTGACGAATCGCTGCGCTATTTTAACCACGGTAAAAAAGCTGTTGATCTGCCCTCATTGCATGAGGCAAATATGTCACTGGCTTATAAGGTTGAGTATGGGTACTGGTTTGAGAGTGAGCGGCACAAGCTGCCTCGTGACATTGCAAACTATGAAAAACAATTATCTGATTTTTTAGTTGATATGGGTTTTATGGTTGACGATAGTTTTATCAATGACATGCGCCTTTACCGTGCTGGCACAGATAGCGTCAATCCAAGGGTTGTAATAAAAATTGAAAAGATAAATTTATTCTCTTGACATGGTGTTGCTGTTTGTATTACTTTTGTATTCGGCACTAACTTAAACAAAGGAATCGACATGAGAAAATCATCTGATATTGAAAGCGATATTGAATGGCTTGAGGGCGCGCTTGATACAGCAAACGTGTACCAATCTGATATTTTTGATGTTGTCAGCACGGTGCGGCAAGTACCTATGCTTGATCACAACAGAAATTATATCAACGCCATTGAGGTTAAAATCAAAGAATTGCGTGCAGATTTGAAAGAGGCGAAAGAGTGGGAGGCTGATTATGAAAGCTAAAACACAAAACATAATAGGTGGGGTGACGCTGGCGGTTTGCGGCGTTGCCCTGTGCTATGCCTTTATGATTGGGCTTGATAAAGAGCTTGCCCGTCAAGAGGCACAGACACGGTACATGTGTGAGTATTACGGTCACGCAATCAATCAACATTACGGGCATGACGTTTGCCCACCAACACCACAGGGGTAAATTATGGACAAATTAGTAAAACTGTTAAGCGATGGTGATCTTCATCTTGAGCTGCAAAAAATGAAATTGTTGCGCCAGTTTATGCTGGCTCACACACCAGAGCTTATGGGGGCAAATGACAATGACAAGCAGTAAATCAGATATTGTTGATGTGACGCTTGAAAAGCGCATGGTCAAAGGCAAGGCCCAGGCTTTTTATACTGGTGACTTGGATGAAAATAACCGTGAGGTGTGGGTGTGGTTGCCATTATCACAAATTGAGATTGCTGAAATAAACGGCAATTCAATTGTTGAGGTTTCAATGCCTGAATGGCTTGCAAAAGATAAGGGGCTGATCTGATGAGGGTTTTTGTTTGCACAGATCATGACCTGCATTACCCCGTGGGGTGTGCCAGTATTGTTGTGGCTGAAACAGAAGATATTGCGCAGTCTTTATTGGATGATCAGCTTAAACAAAGAGGTTTAAAACCGCGCAGCCAAGAATTTTACACACTGCAAGAAATAAATATTAAAGAGGAAAAAGCAATAATTTTACAAGACGGAGAGTATTAAATGACATATCCAGATAGCGCGGGCTTTCAAGCCCATAGTGAAACAAGCCTTGAGGCTGCTCAATCATTGCAGGGTGCTGATACGCTGCGTGAATTGATTTTCAAACTGATCAGCTCATACGGCATTGAGGGGCGCACAGCTGATGAGGTTTCGCAAATGTTCAACACACCGGCCTCAACCATTGGCGCGCGCCTGCGTGAGCTTGAGCTTAAAAACAAGGTGGTAAAGACGGCAAAGAAACGCAAGACACGATATGACCGCAATGCCTTTGTGTATGTCACACCCTGTTATTTTTCTGATGATATGGGCCGGGCCCAGGTGAAAGCTGAAAAGCCCGCTGATATTTTGAAACTTGAGGCAGAGCACACACGCATGAAGAAAATTATTTCAGAGGTGATTGATGATCTTATTGATTATGACCCTGATCCATACACCGCATGTGATAATGCTGTTGAGAAATTAAAGGGGGTATTATAATGGATTATGAACAATCAATAACAATCACAATAAAATCAAAAAATAAAGACACTGAAAAAATATCTGTAACCTATACAGATCCAAACGGGTTGTGTGGCAGTGATATTTTCTGGTCATGGTTTGTTGATGTTTGGCCAATGCTTGGGTTGAGTTTTGTTAAAAATGAAATTGAAAAAGGCAAAAATAATGATTGATTTTATTAAGGTCACTGCTGTTGTGCTGGTTGGCACGGCTGTAATTTATGTGCTTGGCTGGCCCGTGCTTGCCCGCGTGCTTACTGTGGGGATGGGAGGCTGATGATGGTAGAAATGGTATCTAATAAAACAGTAAAAGCGCGCAAAGATTATAAATGTAATTGGTGTGGTGGTAAGATAAAAAAAGGTCATGTTTATCTACGTCAGGCTTTGAAAGATGACACTTTCTACACATGGCGTGCTCACCCGTTGTGTCAAGAATTTGCCAGCGATTGCGCTTATGAATGCGGGTTTGATGAAGATATACCGCCTTTCAGTGATTGGGATGTGCAAAATATGCACCCAGAAATAAGGCGTTATTATGAACGTGTTATCAATGCGCAAGCCTGATTTTATTTACTATATCCTTGAGCCTGCCGTTTATGGTATCATAACCCTGATTGAAAGGGTCTGTGATGGTAAAGGTCTATGCTCAAGGCGACACAAGTTACACGCGCGCCGCAAACATGATAAGAACCGCAGACGCGGGGCTTGATACAGTCGTGCGCAGCGCGAATTTTTTAAATGAGCTTAACCTCTGTGATGAGGGGACGCAAAAAGGGTTAAGATTAATGTATAAATATTATAAAAAGTGGGGGGCTCATGACAAAGAAAAAGCCGCATAAATACCCACAATTTAAAGAGCTTGAGATTAAGCCTGAATGGGAGGACTTTGTTTATTTCTATTGTCACCCTGATTTTAACTATAATGCCACACGCGCATATGCCAAAGCCTATGGTTTATCTGATATTGATGATTATATGAGTGCGGCTGTGTCTGCCTCACGTTTGCTTAAAAATGTTAAAATAATGGATGCCATTGACATTGAGCGTAAACGGCGGCTGGAATCCCATGAGGACTTGGCGCATTTTGTACTGCAACAGTGGCAAACAATGGCGCAATCTGATCTGACGCAAGCCCTGAATATCACCGGCCCTATTGTGATGATCAAAGACGTTTCAGAGATACCACAGCACATGCGGTCAAATATCAAAAAGATTGAAACAACCAGCTCTGGTGTAAAGGTTGAGTTTTACGACAAGAACAAAGCCCTTGAGAATTTAGCAAAGGCGTTGGGTATGTTTGTTGAGCGCACGCAAAACGTCAATGAGGACTATGAGAGCCTTGTTGATAAAATTGAGAAGAAAAGGCAAGAGAAAAATGAGCAAAGCAAAGAAAGCGTTTGAAACCGTCAAAGCCGTGATTAACGGCAAGCCCGTCACCATAGCCAAGATTGAACTGAAAAGATCGCCAAAATGAAAAAGCTTTTTGTTTACTGTATCAAATGCGCGCAGCGATTCCAGACAGATACTGTTGATGAGTGCCCCAATTGCGGCTGCAAAGACAAGGGCTCGGTGGTTGAGGTTGAACAAAGGCGGGCGGCATGACAGCATTATTGAAAGAAAATCCTGATTGCGTGCGTATTGGTAACGCTCTGCTATTCTGCGCTGATAATATGATGGTAGGTTTTAACCAATACGGCTGCGATCTTGAGCAGTTGGCTGTTGTTTCTGACCCGCCATACGGTGTGCCGATCATGACAGATATGAATTTCAACCGCAAAACTGGATCTGGTCAGGGCAAGACATTCAAGCCTGTAATGGGTAATGATGAGGAGTTTGACCCGGCCAAGTGGTTGATTGGTAAAGAGCAGATACTGTGGGGCGCAAACCATTATGCCCACCGCCTGCCTCACAACGGGCGCACTTTGATATGGGATAAGCGTTGCGGTGTTGTGCCAGAGCGCAATCAGGCTGATGCGGAGCTTGCATGGTGCAGTGAGTACGGGGCTGCCCGCATATTCAGACATTTGTGGGATGGCTTTCTGCGTGATAGTGAAAAAGGCAGTGAGCGCACACACCCAACACAAAAGCCTATTGCTCTCATGGAGTGGTGCTTGCAATTTACCCAATGTGAGTACATACTTGATCCGTTCATGGGCACAGGCGCAACAGGTATTGCCGCCGTGCGTCAGGGGCGTAAATTTATTGGTATTGAGTTTGAGCGTGAGTATTTTGATATAGCGTGCAAGCGCATTGCAGAGGCACAAAATGAAAGGCTTCCTGATCACCTGCGTGGCAGAGCAGATCAGGTTGATTTGTTTATATGATGATAGAATGGTCAGACATAGCCACAATGGTATTATGGACTGCTTTTGGTTGGTCAGTGGCAAAATATTCAATATGGGTTTACATGCGTGGTGTGCAGCGTGGCATACAAGAGCTTAATCAAAACATGTGCAAAGGCAGCCTTTATGTTGATGTTATTGCACAGGATGGCAAAGTTTTAAAAGAAATTCGCTTTGAGGCTTTGAAAGAAAAGGTGAAAAATGATTGAAAACCCATTTAAGCCAGACGGCACTTACAACATTGACAATGAGCGCAAGGCAAAAGTGTTTGAGATTGCCAAACATTTAAAGAAAAACGTCTATCAGCTGCGTATTGGCTATCAGGACGGTGAATGGCTTGTCATTTGCACCGCTTTGATTGAGGGCACGCCGTATGAATCGGCAAACACAATTGATGCTTTCAGTGCCAAAGACCATGCCGATCTGTTCAGGTACGCATTTGCCAATGTTTTAAAAGAGCTTGAGGCTGAAAAGAAAAGCATAATCACACTGCATTAAGGGGTTAAATGACAAGTATTCAAGAGCAATTGCTCACAGACCTGCCTCTATACGCTGAAAACCAGCTTTTCATTAAGCCCAAGACAGGCCCGCTCATACCTTTCAAATTCAACCGCGCTCAAAAATACATACATGAGCAGTGTGAAGATCAGAAAAAACGCACCGGCCGCGTGCGTAAAGTCATCCTCAAAGGCAGGCAGCAGGGTTGCAGCACATACGTTGGCGCACGTTTCTATCATTCAACCGTGTCACACATGGCAATGCTCACCTTTATCTTTGCACATGACCATGAGGCGTCCAGCTCTCTGTATAACATGGTTAAAACCTATTATGAGGAATCCGCAGACAAGAAATTCAGACCGCATTTAGGCACAAGTAATGCAAAAGAGTTACTATTCCCTAACTTGAGAAGTGGTTATAAAGTCGGTACGGCGGGCACAAAAGGGCTGGGCCGTTCAAAGACAATGCAGCAGATACACTGGTCAGAGGTTGCTTATTCACCAAACTGTGATGATCACGCAGCTGGTATCATGCAAACCGTGGCTGATGAGGACGGCACAGAGATTATACTTGAAAGCACAGCCAATGGTCAGGGTGATTATTTCCACCGCGCATGTATGCAGGCACTGTCTGGCGAGGGTGATTTTGAGCTGATATTTGTGCCGTGGTACTGGCAAGATGAATATAAACGCCCTGTTTCTGACAGCTTCCAGCTCTCACAGCCTGTTGAGGGGCAAGATTTTATCAGTGAGCAAGAGTATTATGACACGTTTTCAAAAGACGGACTCACCCTTGAGCACCTTGCTTGGCGGCGTAAAAAGATTGCCGATGACTTTCAAGGTGATGTTGAACGGTTTATGCGTGAATACCCGTTCACACCAGAGGAGGCATTTGAAAGCTCTGGCGCGGATTCGTATGTCAAACCAATGCTCATACGCCGTGCCCGTAACAATGCACCACTGCAAACCACTGCGCCACTAATTTTTGGTGTTGACCCAGCCCGCCTTGGTGGTGATCAATTCAAAGTTTCACACCGTAAAGGGCGTAATACCAGCAAGATTGAAACATATCCTAAGATGGATCTTGTTAAGAGCGCAAACCGCTTGGCTCAAGACATTGATAAATACAAACCTGCTGCCGTCAATATTGATGCTGGTGGTCTTGGTGTTGGGCTCTATGATATTATGGTCGACAAAGGTTATGGCAAGATTGTCAATAAGGTTGACTTTGGCGGTCAGAGCAATGAGCCAGAAAAATACAAAAACATGACAGCTGAAATGTTTGGCAAAGCCCGTGAATACCTTGAGGACGCGCCATGCTCAATGTCAATGCTTGATGAAAAGACAGCAACAGCACTGCAATCAGAGCTTTCCGCGCGTCAACATGACTGGTACAATAACAGTATTCTGGTTATGCAGAGCAAAAAAGACTTTAAAAAAGAGCTTGGCTATTCACCTGATACAGCTGATGCGTGGCTTTTGACATTTTCCACAAACATAAACCTGACCTCACACGCGCCGCGTATGCAAGAAACCATTATTGTGCAACCAGATTGGAATCCGTTTTGATTGAAATTGTTAAATTCAACGCCCTGCATTTGTCACACATTGACCTGATTGACCAGCAGGCGCACATGTCTGACCTGTTCAACAGTGAAGAATACCAGCACCTGCTGCATTGTGGTTATGCCTATACCGCACTGGCGCATGGTGATGTTGTCTGTTGTGCAGGTGTATTCCCAATTGCGCAGCATATTGGCAGAGCATGGGCTTTGATGGGCAGGCGGTCGGCCGATCACATGATTGATATTACCCGCAATTGCCTGCACTTGTTTGATACAATACCCGTGCAACGCATTGAAACTATGGTTGCGCGTGATTATAGCAAAGGGCATAGGTGGGTGCGCATGATGGGTTTTGTCAATGAAACCCCTGATATTGGTATGCGCGGCTATGGCATGAACGGTGAAACATATGATCTATACAGTAAGGTGAAAAATGATAATCAAAAAAGCTGAAACAGGTGATATACCATACATTGCACATGCCGGCCGTGAGTTTATGCAGGAATCAAATTGGCTTGGCCCGCTCACTTTATCAACAGATAATATCTATAAAACCCTGATGCACATGGTGAATGACCCCGATTCCATTGTGATTGTTGCCTATGATGACGATGTGAATGTGGCGGGCTTTACGTTTTGGGGGCTGGAAAACCCGTGGACTGTTGAAAAAATAGGAATTGAGATATTGTTTTATGTGCGCCCGCAGTGCCGTCAGGGTAACATTGCTAAAGCCATGCTAGATTTTGCATTGAATGTGTGTCAAGATATGGGGGCAGTGATGTTGTATTCATCCAGCACAGCTGGCTTTGATGATGACGGCAGAACGGCAAGAGCATACAACGCATTACTGCGCAGGCGGGGCTTTAAAGAATTGCCCTCAAGCAGTTTCTTGGTAAAGGAGTTACATAATGGGCAAAGTTAAAAGGATATTTTCACCATCTAAGCCAAAGGTTGACACCAGCGCAATCAGGGCACAAGAGCAGCGTTTAAAAGAGCAAGAGGAAAAACTTGCAAAAGAGGAGGCTGACCGCAAAGCACAAGAGGAACAAAAGAAAAAAGCCTCATTGTCAGCGCGCCGCGGCCGCTCTGGTGGTACTTCATTGCTCACTGGTCTTGAAACTGGTATTGCACCAGAAGATCAAAAACGTAATTCTTTAGGGTAGGTAAATTATGCAGCTTGATATTGATAAACTCATGGCGCGGGCAAACAAAGCGTTTTCTGACCGCGACCTTAACCGGCCACTGTTTGAGGATTCGTATGAGTTTATGCTGCCTTACCGCAATACATTCAATAAAGGTGATGGGTCACATAATAAACCGACTGTGCAATATGACAGCACGGCTATGAACGCCAGCTCAAACTTTGTAAACACCATGCAGTCAAACTTTACGCCTGTCTTTACACGTTGGGCAGAGCTAAAAGCGGGCCCAGGTGTGCCAGAAAAACAGCGCACAAAGTACAATAAAGAGCTTACAAAGCTCACAGATATTATTTTCACATACCTCAATGCGTCAAATTTCAGCACAGCAGCTGCGGAAATGTTCTTTGATTGGGGTATTGGCACGGGCGCACTCTGGTTGCATGAGGGTGATGAAAGCCAGCCGCTTAACTTTATTGCCTCACCCATGTCTGAAATAGGCTTGATTGAGGGGCGTTTTGGTACTGTTGATGGCAGATTCCGCAAATATAAAATCAAAGCCCGCCTGATTAAGCACACATGGCCCAATGATAAGGTCAATATCAATGAGGACTTGGCGCAGATTATCAGAGATAAGCCCGATGATGAGATTGAGCTGATTGAGGCATGTTATTATGATTATGACGAGTTTGTTTGGCGTTATGAGGTTGTGTATGAAAAGAGCAAGCACCGCATTATTGAAAAGACATACACAGAGGAAATTTGTTTCACACCACGCTGGCTGAAAGTGCCCGGCCACGCTTACGGCATTGGCCCGTTTGTCATGGCAATGGCAGATATTAAGACCCTGAACAAAATGAAAGAATACATGTTGCGCAACGCTGCGCTGTCTGTCTTTGGCGTTTACACAGTGGCTGGCACAGGCGGGTTTAACCCCAATGCTGCCAAGATTGCGCCCAATGCCTTTATACCTGTTGAGCGTAACGGCGGCCCTAATGGCCCAACGATTCAGGCTCTGCCGCGCACAGGCTCTTTTGATGTTCAAGAGTTTATGATCCAAGACCTGCAAGACAGCATACGCAAAACCATGCTTGATACACGCTTGCCAGAGCAACAGGCAACACCAGCAACGGCATATGAGATTGCAGAGCGCATAAAAGAATTTCAGCAGGATATTGGTTCAGCTTATGGCCGGGCTATGTTTGAATTTGTGCAGCCTTTATTCAGGCGCATTGTTTCAATTCTGTCACGTAAAGGCTTGATACAGCTGCCAGAGGGCTTTGAGATTGATAATTTCTTTGTGCAGGTTCAGGTGGTATCACCTATTGCTCAAACACAAGCTCTTGAGGATGTGCAGCGGTTCTTGCAAACATTCCAGATGACCGCAGGCATTGACCCGCAGCTTGCATTGCTTTCATTTGAGATTGAAAAAGTACCGCAATGGTTGACTGAAAAGACGGGCTCACCAGCTGATTTGTTGCGTGATAACGCTGAAATTGATGAAATTAAGGGGCAGATTGCGCAGCTTATTGCTGCACAACAGGCCCAGGCACAAGCACAGGGGTAAAACATGACGTGGGAATCCGCATATCAAAACCCGTTAGGGTATGAACGCAATGAAGAAAACACACCAGCGCAAGAGGAATTTGAAACCAAAGCGCGTGAGCGGTATGAATACTGTGTAAAAATGGCGCAGATATTCAAAGGCAAGGCCGGTAAAGATATTCTGAAAATATGGCGTGAAAACACCATTGAGGCTGCAACATGGATGCCAAGCATATCAATGCAGCATGGTCGTGAGGCAGCTTGTGATCACGCTTTTGCCCGTGAAGGTCAAAACGCCTTTGTGCGTGACATTGAGAATTGCATTGAGATTGCAAACAAATGCAAGACCCTTGAGGATTTTTACTCTATGATTAACCAAGTCGGCACTGCAAACAACATTTAAGGAGGTACACATGACTGACGAAAACCAAACTGATGACACTGGTGAAGATCAAACAGCAGAAGATCAGACCACTGATACAGGTGAAGATAAAACAGACGGCGGTGACGCTGGCGGCTCTGATGATAATGGCACAAAAAACAGCGATTCGCTGCTTGATAACCTTGAGGATGGTGAGGGTGTTGAGTTTGATTTTAGCACTGGTGAAAAGCCAGAAGATTTTCCCGATGATTATTGGGATGCTGAAAATAAAGCACCAAACGCTCAAAAGCTATATGAGGGCTTGAAAAAGCAAGAAAAGATTGCAGCTGATCTGCGTGCCAAAATGGGTAAGGGTGATCACAAAGCACCAAAGACCGCTGACGAATATAAGTTTGAGCCGTCTGAAAAGTCTGCTGAATTTATGAAAGATGATGACCCGCTTGTGAAAGCAGCCCGTGAAACTGCGCACAAGTATGGTATGTCACAGGAAATGTTCAGCGGTTTTATCAGTGAAATATCAGATCACATGGTCGATATTGCGGCAGAGATTGCTGAAAACCCGCCTGAATACAGTGAAGATCAATTGAAAGAAATGCGCCAAGCTGAATACAAAAAGATCGGTGAAAACGCCCCTGCTGTGATTCGCGCCGTTGAAACCTTTGGTAAAGAAATGATGAGCAAAGGCTTGTTTTCTGAAAGCGACCTTGAGGCATTTAAATCAATGGCGGTTACTGGTGATCAGGTGCGTGTGCTCAATAAGCTGCGCTCACAAATGGGCGGCAGTGATATACCAATGGACATGACTGATGACGGCTTGCCAGCCGATGCAGAAATTGCTGATATGATTGACAAAGCATATGCCAGCAAAGACGCAGCCAAAATACGTAAGGCAGAGGAAATGCTTGATAAACGCCGTGCGGCCGGTCGGCCAGAGCGTTTGCAGTTTTAACGTAGGGTAGAGCAGCGGTAGCTCACTTGCCTCATAAGCAAGAGGTCGGCGGTTCAAATCCGCCCCCTGCAACCAATTTTTAACGCTCAACAAAGGAGGGCACAATGCCACAGCAACACTATCTTATGCAGTTTTTTGCATACAACCATTTACCTGAACATTTACAGGCAATAAGTAAACCGTTTGGTGATCTTGCCCAAAAGATCAATGAATTGCCAGACAACCCTGAAAAAACAACAGCTCTAAGAAAATTATTAGAGGCAAAGGATTGCGCTGTAAGGTCAACACTATTTAAATAGTGTATTATTATTGTATTAGCATTGCTTAAACAGGGCTTGCGCAGCCCTGTTTTTTTGCGTATCATTATGAGGACACGACCCGCAAGCTATGAGGCCCTACTGTTTTCTTACAGCCCTCAATTTCAGCAAGTGGCCTTATCGTATCATCACTGACAATTAACTTAACCCAATAAAGGAGTTTGGCTATGACAACACAAGCCAGTACCAACTTTATTACGTCATTTGATACGCTGGTTAAAAAGCAGTATCAGGGCAAGATGAAGTTACGCGGGGCAGTTCGTGTCAAGACGGGCGTAAAAGGCTCAACACACGAATTTCCAATTATCAATAAAGGGGTGGCAACACCGCGTATCCCTCAAACTGACGTTACACCAATGAATGTTGGTCACGGTAAAGCTGTGGCAACACTTGAGGACTGGAACGCGGCAGATTATTCAGACATCTATGACTTGTCAAAATTGAATTTTGATGAGAAACAAGAGCTTGTTGATACTGCCACAATGGCAATGGGTCGCCGCCTTGATCAGCTGATCTTGGATGCAATGGCCTCTGGTGCAAACAGCACACAGGTTGCCAAGTCTGTTGGTGGTTCTGACACTGGACTTAACCTTGCAAAAATCTTGAGAGCAAAACGCTTGATGGATGATGCTGGTGTGCCCAATGACGGACGCAGACACATGGCTATTTCAGCTTATGCCATTGAGCAAGCATTGCAGGAAACAGAGATTGCCTCTGCTGACTACAATATCTTGATGCCATTGCTGAAAGGTGAATTGACGGATTTTTCTTCTTTCAAGTTTCACCTGATTGAAAGCCGTGACGAGGGTGGTTTGGCAGTATCTTCAAACACACGCACAAACTTTGCATTTCACCAAGATGCAGTAGGTTTGGCGGTTGGTTTGGATCTGCGGACTGAAATTAACTATGTGCCTGAAAAGACATCCACATTGGTCAACGCTATCTTTAGCGCGGGCGGCGTTGTTATTGATGACAACGGTGTGTATGACGTTTTAACGCACGAAGCATAAGAAAGGAAATTTTATCATGTCTTTTGCTATTGCTAACTTTGCGCCAGTGGGTAACACCTCAAAGCCTCTTACGGGTTTTGGGACTGCCACATTAAAGGGCGCACCATCTGTTTTCAGTTATGCCACTAATGACACGGTTGCTGACGTAAACACCGCTGGTTATTTCAATGGTGCTGTGCGCCACTTGAATGCTGGCGATCTGATTTACGCGGTATGTGACACTGATGGCACACCTGCACCCAATTTGCTTTTTGTCAACGCTGTTGATAAAGCTGCGGGCACAGTGGATGTTGCTGACGGTACTGCGGTATCTGTCACCGACTCTGACTAATTCAGATATTAACCTATGAAATTAGAGGGGCGGGTGTTTATAGCCTCGCCCCTTTTTTCTTAAAAGAATTTGAAAGGGTAGGTCATGGCCTCAAGTGATATTGATATTGCCTCACAAGCAATGGGTTTGTTAAGGGCAAACACAATCAGCAGCTTTGATGAGGGCACAAATGAGGCAGATATTGCAAAGCTGTATTACAGTGATTTTGTGCAAGATATTCTGACCCGTCACCCTTGGTCATTTGCCACAAAAAAGCGCAGGCTTAATCAAACCGACTCGCCTCTTAATGAGTGGCGTTATGCTCATATAATACCAGCAGAGGCGTTGCGCGTTTGGGCTGTTTACCCTTCTGACAAGGTTGGTGCAAAACCAATAAATAATTATGATATACAAGCCCCTGACGGTAAGCGTGTGATCATGAGTAATTACCCTAATTTATGGCTTGAGTTTACTGTTTACACAGCCGAAACAAATTGGCCGGGGTATTTTACCGCATTTGCTATACCTGCATTTGCCGCGCTCACAGCTGTGCCTGTCACTGATGATGAAAACCTGCACACAAAGTGGCAGACTGTTGCTTACGGCAACCCTTCTGATGGTGAAAAAGGCGGTAAGTTTGCCTCTGCTGCGGCAATTGACATGCTGCAAAAACCACCAGAAGAGATTTTACAAAGCCCATTTATTGATGCGAGGTTCAGTTAGTGCCACGTTTTACCACAATACAGCAAAGATTTACGCAGGGTGAGCTTGACCCAGCAATGCTTGCGCGGGATGACATTGACCAGTATTACGGGGCTCTTGCGGCTGCAAAAGACATTTTGACACTGCCTCAAGGCGGTTTTAAACGCCGGCCCGGCCTTGAGCATATTGACCGCGTGCTTGGTGGGTCACTGACAAAGGTATCAACAACCAGCACAACGCCAAACACAGGCGCAATTGGCACAACAGATCCATATGTGTCACACCATGAGGATGCAGGCTCTGCTGTTGATATTGGCGTGCTTTACCTGAATGGTGCGGCTTTAAGCGCAGGCAGCTCTGATGAGTTTGTATTGCAGGTCAGCACTGACAACAGCGTGTGGGTTACGGTTGGCACAGCTATTGAATTGACCACAACAGCAAAAGATTTTACCCGCCGAGTCCACGGTTCATACAGATATGCCCGCCTTGCCCGTATTGGCAGCACAGACCTTGGCAGCGCAACCGTATCGATCACAAGCCTTGAAATTGCCACAGAAAGCGGCACAAGCAATACGCGCTGCATTGATTTTGAGTTTAATGTTGATCAGACATACAAAATGGTGGTCAGTGATAAAAACATTGCTATCTATCAAGGCACAATATATCTGATTGATATTTATATTTCATCTTTAACCAGTGATCGTTTACCTCAAATAGATTGGGAAACAGACGCAGACACGCTTATAATTTTTCATGAAGATGTGCAAACCATTACCCTGCAACGCAATGGCGCAAATGATATATGGGATTTAGGCAGTGTTACTTATAGCAATATACCAGAGTTTGATTTTGGTAGTGGTAATGAGGACATATGGTCAAGCACAAGAGGTTGGCCCAGGCATGGGCGTTTTTATCAAGGGCGGCTTTGGGTTGATGGTGGCCGGTCGCGCCCCTCTGTTGGTTATGGCTCAAAGGTAAATGATGTTTTTAATTTTGATTTTGGCACGGCTCTTGCTGATGAGGCTATCGGGCCTTTGACAGCAGGTTTTGACCCAATTGAGGCAATTTACCCCGGCCGTAACTTAATGTTTTTCACGTCAAAGGCTGAATATATTATCCCTCAAACCTTTGGCGACCCAATAACACCTGAATCCGCTGTGATGACGCGCCAAAGCTCTATCGGTAGTGAAAAGAATTTCAGACCTCAAGAGGTTGAGGGCGGTGTGATGTACGTGCAGCGTGAGGGTGCAAGTATTCAAGAATTTATTTATGATGACGCGCAGCAAGCTTTTAGCAATAATTTTGTGTCATTGTTGTCATCACATTTGATAAAAAACCCTGTTGATTTTGCTTTGCGTAAGGCAACCAGCACAGAGGAAGGGGCTTATATTCTTCTGGTGCGCAATGATGGTAAACTGACAATTTCTAACATTTTAAGATCACAAGGCATTACCAGCTTTGTTGAGGCACGCACACAGGGCAGCTTTAAAAGCTGCGGCGTTGATGTTGCGGACATGTATTTTGTCATTGAGCGTGAAATTGACGGCAACACAATCAACTGGCTTGAACGTTTTAACAATGATCATTACATGGATGCCAGCGTGCGTTTAACCACAGGTTTACCCACAGACACTGTGAATAACCTTGATCACCTTGAGGGTGAAGAGTGCCGTGTTTTGGCTGATGGTTCATTACTTGAAAATGAAACTGTAAGCGGTGGCTCTGTTACCGTTGGACGTGAGGCACAGGAATCTCTTGAGGTTGGTTTAAACTTTACACCATTGGTCATTGATTTGCCAGCCTCACAAACCTTTGGCGCGCAGGCGACATTGATGGGCATGAAAACAAACATTTCAGAAATTAGCTTACGGCTTTCTGAAACTGCTGGTATATTGGTAAACGGTAAACCTGTATCTTTTAGAGGTTTTGGGCCCGCTGGTGGTGGCAGCCCGTTTGATGTTCAGCCTACGCGGTTTACAGGGGTAAAGCGTATTATGGGGCAAAGAGGCTGGACAGAGGATGCGCAAATAACAATCAGCCAAGAAAACCCACTACCAATGACTGTGCTGGCAATTAAGAAAAGGGTGAATGTGTAATGGCAGAATTATTAGTAGGAGCACCATTGTTGTCAAGTACGGCGGGCGCAAGCACGGTTGGTCTTTTTGGCGCAGGCGGTGCATTTTCATTGAGTGCTGGATCTTTATTTAGTGGATTAACAGCTGGCTCTCTTTTAACGGGTGGATTAACAGCAGCCAGCGCGTTCAGTTCAATACAGTCTGGCAATCAACAGTCAGCTGCTTTAAACATGCAGGCGCGTCAATCAACATTAAATGCAGGTTTTGAGAGGCTTGAGGGGCGCAGGCAGTCTTTGGCAATTCAAGAACAGCTTGAGCGTGATCTATCAAGTCAGAACGCTCTGTTTGCGGCTCGTGGTACATTGCAGGGTGAGGGTTCAAGTTTGGCGGCTAAAGAAACAGCAAAGCGCAATGCCAGCAATGATATTGATCTTGCTTTGTTTAATTCAGATATTGCAGGGCTCAATGCAGAGCAACGCGCCTCAAATTCAAAGTTAAACGCAGCTGCTAAAAAGACAGAGGGCGGTGTTGAGGCCCTTAGGACTGTGTCTGGTTATAAACCAGTAAAATCTTTGCTGGAGGGGCTATAATGAGAGATATACCTATCACGCAAAAACAGATTGGTATCAATGCCCGTGTTCAAGAAACGGGTGGCCCTACTGGCAATGCAGAGCTATCACAAAACATTGCCAATGTAGCCAAACAACAGCGCGACCAATTTCAACAACAAGCTGCTGAAAATGCATATATCAGAGGTCAAACCATGATTGCTGGTGAATTGCAAACACTTGAGCAAAAATTTGCCTCTGACCCCGATGGCCTTTCAACGGCTCTTGATGATTATTCAACAACCTTTCTTGAGGAGGTGTCTGACCCTAATATGCGGGCACGGTTTGAGCTGCAATTGAAAAAGTCAGGCGGTGCTGCTATTGCACAGGCAACGTCACGCAGGCAGAAAATAATATCTGATGAAACAAGGCTCTCTGCGTTGCAAGCCGTTGATGGTATCAACAGATCATTGCCGTCATTGATCAGCGCAGGCACGTCAAAAGATCCTGTTGTTGCACGCACGGCAATGGAGGCAGTGCAAGAAAATATGCTGCGTATTGATCAAATTGCAAGCCAGACTGATGAAAACGGGCAATATATTTTTACGCCTGAACAGCGTTTCAAGATGGTAAAAGACCTTAAAGAGCAAGTTGCCTTTGAGCGCGCCGTTGCAAACCCTGATGATTACAAAGCGTTTATGGATGGCAGCTTAATTGTTTCAATGCCCAATACTGGCGAATCAACAATGAAAACGGCAAACAAATTGTTTACCGATATTAAATCAGAGCTTGGTGTTTCTGATGCGGTTGCTGCGGGTATTGTTGGCAATCTTGCCCATGAAAGCGGGGGATTTTTACAACTGCAAGAAATTGACCCAATGATCAAAGGTTCACGCGGTGGCTTTGGGTATGCACAATGGACGGGCTCGCGCCGTGTTGAGTTTGAAAAATGGGCAGCTGATAAAGGGATTGACCCCAATTCATATGAGGCAAATAAAGGCTTTCTCATTCATGAGCTTAAAAATACAGCAGAGGGCAGTGTTCTTAAAGAGCTTGAAAATGTGACAGACCCGCTTGAGGCAACAAAAATTATTTCAGACAAGTTTCTGCGGCCGGGCAAGCCCCACATGAATAGCCGCCTTGCATGGACAAAAACACTTTTGACCACAGAGGATGAGAATGTTGATCTTGTCAATGTGCGGGATTCCATGTCACCAGAAACAGCCAAACTTGCAAAAAGCACTATTGAAAAGCGCGTATCAGATATGCGTGAGGCTGATGTAATTACACAGGTCGGCAATGAAACAAGCCTGCTTGATGTTATCAATGACCCCGCTGTGCCCATTGCTGATAAGATTATACAGATCAATCAGGCTGATTTTAATGGTGATATATCTGATGATTTTGCGGCAGAGGCGCGGCAGCTGATCAATTCACAAAACCAGAAAAAAGAAAATGTGCCCAATGAGGAGCGGCTTAAAACCTTTGACCGCTTAACCGGCCAGCTGCAAAATTTGCGGGTTGCTTTTGGCGGCACAACACAAGAGGCAACAGACATTAAGCTCAATTCTGAAAACATAAAGCAGTATAAACAATATAAGCTTGATATTATTAAAGAGGTTGAGCGTGGAGCAATCACTGTTGCCGAGGGTAAAAAGCTGCTTGATGGCGTGCAGGCAGGTGTGACTGATGCCATTGCCAATAAAAGAACACAGCCTGACGGATTCAGAATCGCGCGCGGTATTCAAGATCCGTACGGTGAGGCTCTTGACAAGATTGGTGCATATCTCAAAAACATTGGCCGGGGCAATGACATTGTGCAAAAAAGAGAGCTGTTTATGCGGTTTTCTGACCAGCTGGGTGAATTTGATGAAAAGGGCAACTATCAGGCAACTGGTGAATATCAAAGCTCTGGCAATACCGCGCAAGATGAGCGCGTGCTTAATGAGGCGTTGCGCCGTGCAATTCAGTCAGTGAATAATAAAAACTATATTGGCCGTGTTGATACGAAAAACCCGCCAAACGCTGTTGTGCGTAAAATACCTGATGTGAAAAAAGAGCACATATTTGAAAGCGTTGAAGATATGGAAGCCGCAAACCTGCCTGACGGTACGCCCGTTATTGTGGCAGGTCAGCGCGGTGTTGCGAGGTCATAATGCCATTTGAGCCAATTGAAAACACACCACCACAAAACACACCAGCTGCCAGCAGATTTGTACCCCTTAATGATGACCTGCCAGCCTATAATTATCTTGAGCCTGATGATGGGCAAGAGGAGCGCATACAGTTTGAGGCAAACGGTGAAACGGTAACTGCCCCGCGTGGCACAGCTCAAATGTTTTCTGAAATTGAGAATGATGACCTTTTTGATAGTCCCTCAAGCACATTTGATGAAACAGGCGCAATGTTTGACAAGCAGGCAGCATATCTTGCTTTGGTTGCCAATGCATATGATCTTGTACCCGATGACCAGATTAATGATTTTGTGGCCGACCGCAGCCGCGCGTTAGCCAATGCGCAGCGCAATCAACCTGAATACATGAAAGAGTTTCAACGTCAATTTGATGACGCTCAAGGTTTTTTTGAAACAGCTGGTGTGTTTTTAAGTAACCCGCGTGCTATTGGGCGCACAGCTGTCACGCAATCGCCAAACAGTATTTTACCGCTTATTACAACATATCTTGGCGCAAAAGCTGGCGGATTTGCTGGTGCAAAAATTGGTGCAGGTGGCGCATTGATTGCAGGTCAGGCTGGGCCGCAAGCCGCTGCGCCAGAGGAAATTGTCACTGTACCCGTTGCCGCAACTGTTGGTGCTGGTATTGGCGTAATTGGTGGTGGGGTTGTTGGTGCGGGCCCAGGTACTGCAATTGTTGAGATTGGTGCTGAAATTGACAGCATGATGCAAGAGGCGGGTGTTGATATTACGGACGCACAGCAGGTTTTGAAAGCCTTGCAAAATGATGCGTTTATGAATGACATTAAGAAAAAGGCAGAGCGGAAAGGTTTAACAACTGCGGCTGTTGATTCCTTATTTCAGGTTTTTGGTGGTCGCATTGTCAAAGCCGTATCTGGTGCAGGTAAAGTCAAAAGGGTTGCAGGCGCGGCGGCTGATGTTGGTGTGCAATCAGCTGGTGAATTTACGGGCGAGGCTGCGGGTCAATTTGCCAAAGATGGTGAGGTAAATTTCAAAGAGGCTGCGCTTGAGGCTGTCAGCTCAATTGCAACGTCTGCTGGTCAAACCACAATTGGTGCAACAGTCGATGGCAGTCAAAAGGCGGTCAAGAGTTTAACAGGCGGGGAAACCGTTGCCAGTGATGTGCCCGCTGATGTTCAGGCGCGTTTTGATGAGGCAAACGCAGAATTTGATCAAGAGTTTCAGGATGTTTTTCAAGATAGTGAGCCTGTCATTGATGTACCAGAGGCTGATGTTTTAATTGACCGTATGCGTCAAAATTTCAACGCTGGTGAATTGATTGAAACAAAAGAGCTTAACGGTGATCTGTTAGCATTTGCTCAAAACCTTAATTCAAAAACAGAGGAGCGCGCGCAAGAGTTGCGCTTGCTTGAGGGTAAAGGATTCATACCCGTACCACAGGGCAAAACAGAAACGCTGGCTGAATTTATCAAATCAAAAGGCGGTTTAAAATCTGATATTGGTGAAACGGCACAATTCACCAAAAAAGAAAACCCACAGCTTAAAGGCGTTGCCAGTAAAAATGGTCAGCTTACTCTTGATCAAGCCCGTGAGTTGGCTGTTGAGGCTGGCTATATTGAGGATACAAATTTTTCAGAGGGTGAGGCAACAACAACCGAAAATGATTTGGTTAATGCTTTGGTTGAGGAATCGCAGGGCAATCCGCGTTACCGGCCAGAGGATATGGATTTGGTTCAGCGCAAACAAGAGGCCCAGGCTTTCAATGCTGATCTTGATGAGTACATAAGTAAACAGCTTGCTGATGCAAAACAATATGTAACCTTTTCAACGGCATTTAAAGAGGGTGCACGTCTTGCAAAACAGGATGTGAAAGCGTCACAAGAGGCAATTATCAATTTGCTTGATAGTGCCAAAATGCGCCCCGCTGATAAGGCAAAATTCATACGCTCAATTAAGAATATCAATTCTGCTGAAAAAGCACGTAAAGAGCTGCCAAAAATACGCAAACGGGTTGAAAGTCTTTTGAAAGCGGATTCCGTGCGCAAGCTGCGCTCTGAAATTTCAAAGAGCTTGAAAAAAACACGGGTCAAAAAGCAAAGCGGTCGGCCAAAGGGTAAATACACACCAGAGATACAGGCACAGCTTAATGAGCTTTACCGCATTGATAAAATGACAAAAGAGGAGGCAAACCTTGAGCTTGAAAAGGCCTTCTCTATTGATGAGATACCAACGCCTGAACAGCGCACACAAATTGCAATGCTCATGGCAAAAGCAGAGGCAGCAGAGGCAAGTGTTGAAAGCCTGACTGACTTGGCAATCAATGTTAAAACGCTGATACAGGGCGGCCGCAATGTCAATCTTTACCTGCAAAGTGTACGCGATGCTGATGTTGACCGTGATGCGCAAACGCTTATTGACTTGATTGGTGAGGTTGAGCCAAAACCAAACTACAGCTGGGTCGATGATGCCAAGCAGTCATTGAAACAGCGCAGTGCAAACCTGTTTAATAACTGGGCCGGTACTCTTGAAACCAAGCTATTGACCGCATTTGATAGCAAAGACAATAAAGCCGTCACCACATTTATCAACAATCAAGCCTCATTGTTCAGGGAATCCCGCGCCTTTGACAAAGGTAAAACAGAGCAGGTGCTTGATATTGAGCAGCGCATATTGGATGCCTCTGGTTTATCACGCAAAGAGCTGCAAAAGCGTATGTATAAAGACACCAGCACAATGATTGATTTAGGCAACATGGTTCACGCTGATGGTAAAGTGCGCCGTGTTAAGATGAGCCGCGCAGAGGCGCGCAAGCGTTGGATGGAATTTCAAGACGATTCGCTGCGTGAAACCCTGTTTGATGAAAAAGGGAATCGGTACACAGAGGAAATTGAAAGCGCAATTGAGGCCTCACTTGACAGCCAAGATATTGCCATTGCAGAGGCACAGCTTGAATTTTATAATGAGTATTATGACCGTGTAAATAAGACATACCGCAAGCTGTACGGTGTTGATCTGCCAAAGATTGAGTTTTACAGCCCGATCAGACGCGCCGCTTTTGAAACTGAAACCAGTGAGTTTTTGCAGGGTATTGCCACGCAAGGCAGCGTTGCGCCTGCCAGCACAAAAAGCCGTACCAATTCACGCAGTGAGATTTTACCGGCCGGCGATCTTGAGGTGCTGATGAGCCATATTTATGAAATGGAATATTTCATTGCTTATGCTGAAAAGGTTAATCACATGCGCCGCATATTTGGTAAGCCAGAGGTGCAGCGTGCCATTAAAGATAAAATGGGTGATGAGTTTGCGCGCTCTATCAATAAAGATATTGATTATTTTTCTGGTAAGGGTGCTCAAAACAGTTTTCTTGGTGAAAAGGCATTGCGGGCCCTGGTCAGAAACTTTGGCTTTGCGCAGCTGGCTGCAAAACCGCAGATCGGTATTAAACAGCTCACCTCATTCCCTGCAATGATCAGTGATGTGAGCGCAAAAGATTTTGCAGAGGGGCTGGCTGTGTTTGCCAAAAACCCTAAGAAAGCCCTTGAAACATTGAATGAAAGTCAATTCTTTAAAGACCGTGGGCTTGCTATTGATAAAGATTTTAAGGCTTTGACAGAAGATAAGCATTTTTTAAATATCATGGGGAAAAACCCTGGCCTTTTACAATTTTTGATGCTGCCTATCAAGTATGGTGATAAGGGCGCAATTGCCTTTGGTGGTTATGGGCACTATCACGCAAAACGTAAGGCGGGTATGAGCCATGAACAAGCCCTCGAATCGTTTGCCCGTCTTGCCAACAAGACACAGCAATCAAGTGACATTGACCAGCTCTCACAGCTGCAACAGCGCAATGATGTTATCTCACAGGTACTGACGCAGTTTATGTCATCGCCAAACGCCTTGGCACGGGCTGAATACCGCGCCATTGTTAATGCGGCAAAAGGGCGTATCAGCAAAGCTGAATTTGCAAAACAGTTTTTTGTTTATCACTTTCTTATCCCTAACCTTTTTCAGCTGGCGGCAAACGGTTTTGAGTTTGATGAAAAAGACCAGCTCAAAGCCAGCATACTTGGTACGGCAAACGGTGTTTTCTTGTTTGGTGATATTCTTGAAACAATTGTCAGCAAGGCTGTCACAGGTGATTATTTTGAAACCACAATCAGACACCCAATTGAATTTATTGGCTCATTGATGGACTTTGTTGAAAACATTGCTCAAGGTGATATTGAAATATCTGATTTTTGGGAGGGCGGTAAAGAGCTTAATGCTGGTTTGAAAGCCGTAAGCGCGGCAACAGGTGTGCCGCTTGCCACATTCCAGACAGAGGCACAGGGCGTTGTTGATGTGTTTGAGGGTGATGTTGTTGAGGGCTCATATAAAATGCTTGGGTACAGCCCGTGGATCATTGATAACAAGGTTTTAGAAAAGAGCGATGAAATTAAATTCTAATTAGGGTACAATAACGCAGAGAGGATGCCATGACCACAGCAATTAAGATTAATCAAAATGACGGTAAAACCCGCAATGTCATGACGGGCGGTGAAACCACTGCCGATTTTGATTTTCCAATTTACGCTGATACGCACCTTGATGTTTATAAAACAGCCACTGACGGCACAATCAGTTTACTTACAAAAGACACTGGTTACACAGTACCCTCTGGCTCTGTTAATGTGCAGGCGGGCGGTACAATCAACCTGACCACGCCAGCTGTTGCAGGTGAAGTTTACACAATTTATCAAGCTGCGCCGCAAAGCCGCACAACCGACTTTAATCAAGCTGGTGATTTTTTTGCTGATACTTTAAACCGTGAGCTTGATTTGATCACACAGCAAATACAGCAGCTGCGCCGTGACTTGGCTCGCGCACCACTTGCGCCCGTTGACACAACACTTGCAACATTGACACTACCTGACCCTATTGACGGTTATGGTTTTATATGGGATGGCGTGGCCGGTGTTATAAGAAACACAGCGGCAAGCCTTGCTGATCTTGAAACTAATGCTGCGATTGTCAGCTCAAATATTAGCTCTATAAATACAAACGCCACAAATATCACCGCTATCAACACGGCTGCGACTAATATTGCCGCAATTATTGCCGCACCAACCGAGGCAGCAAACGCTGCAAGCTCTGCGTCTGATGCAGCAACGGCATTGAGTAATACAGAGGCTGCGCGTGATGCAACATTTGCTGCTCTTGATAGTTTTGATGACAGATACCTTGGTGCAAAAACCTCTGATCCAACACTTGATAATGATGGCGATGCGTTGGTTGCAGGCGCATTGTATTTCAATAGTGTTGATGGCGAAATGAAGATTTACACGGGCAGCTTGTGGGTTGCCGCATATGTTCAAGGTAATGATTTTCTTGCCCGCGCAAACAATCTTTCTGATCTTGTTAGTGCGTCAGCCGCACGCACAAATCTTGGTTTAGGCGCACTTGCGGTAAAAGGGACAATTGATAGTGCAGCTTTAATTGATGACAGCATAATCACGTTTGCAAAACTTGCGGGCTCTGCTTTAGCAAGTCAGGCAGAGGCAGAGGCAGGCACAGCAACAAATAAACTTATGACACCAGAGCGGGTGGCGCAGGCTATCGCCGCACTTGCTGGTGGCGGCGGAGGTGTTAGTGGTGCAAGTGTTTATCAAGCAACAAGCCAGTCTATTCCAAACAATACATATACGGTTTTAAATTTTGATGCCGAAACATGGGATACTGATGGTTTTCATGATAATGCGACAAATAATTCAAGAATGACAATTCCCGCAGGTGTTTCAAAAGTTAGAATAACAGGGGGGGTGTTCTTTTTTGTAGGGGCAACATGGTCACAACTTGCGCTTGCAGTTTATAAAAATGGTTCTTTATACAATAGAACATCAATGAACAATCAAATAGACGGTGCGGCTGGAATGGTGTCAGCAGTTATAGATGTTTCAGAGGGTGATTATATTGAATTAGGAATACGTCAAAGCTCGGGCGGTTCAAAATCAACTAATATTGGCAATGGTTCTTTGGCAAACTTTATGACTATGGAGGTAATGGCGTAATGGGTAAGATCACATTAGACAATGTAAATAACTATGATTTTAGTTTTTTAGCAGAGGAAAATGATTTAGATATTGAAAAAGCTTTAATTCGTGGAAATACATACCACTATGAAGATAAAACAGATAATGAGCTTAAATCTATATTTGAGAATTATGACGATAAAAAAGTTTTTACAAAAGAGTTAAATACTAAACTCAAAGAATACCGTGATTTACGGGTTAAAGATGTTGTTTCATTCAGAGGTGTGGAAGCTATCAATGACCCAGACACAGCAAATAAAATGCACCAGATTATTAAAATGCTGGAAATTAAAAACGACCCTGAATTTACTATAGGTTGGAAAGGGCCTAACCAATGGCATGAGGTTACGCTATCAACATTCAAAGGGCTTTTTGTGCAGGGCGGTTTATGGGAGCAAAAAGTATGGGCGGCATATGAATATGTTATCAAACGGCATGAAAACACAGCTTATAAAAATTGGGAATCTGCCAAAGCAGATTTTGATGAAAGGCTTGCATAATGAAATTCCTACATTCACATGGCGGCAATAATCATGCTCAACCAGACATAAGAGCTGATAGTGAAAGCGGATTGCACTTCAAACTCATCCAGGATTTTTATTTTGATATTTATGATAATGGTGAGGTTTTTAAGTTTAAAATAAAATCAGGTTTTAAATCTGATCTTGCAAGCGTGCCCGCTGCGTTTCGCTCTGTTGTTGAGCGTCACGGGTTACAAACGGCCGGGGCTGTAATACACGACTATATTGCGCGCAATGATGGTGAAATAACTGATATAAACGGCAATATGCACCTGATCACACGGGGTCAAAGTGACAGATTATTTAGATCCGCACTTAAACATTTCGGCATTAAATCTTGGCGGGTTCAGGCTTTTTACAGCGCGGTTTGGGTATATAGTAAATTTAAAGGGGATTTTAAATGGACAAGCAAGCATTAGATGTTCTTACAAAATTAGAAAAGGCTTTAAACAACAGCCGTAAACCGACACACCCATTTGTTGAAATGGCAATGAAAATTGCCACAGGTGTCAGCACGGTTGCGATCATTGCCCTGTTTGGATTGTTCACTGTTCAAATACCTGCCCTGCGTTCAAGTATTGAGCGTTTGACATGGCAGCAAACACAAATGCAAGAAAGGCTTAATGAGTTTAAGCAATTTACAAACCAGCCGCGTTTTACAAAAGATGATTTTATGATGGAAATGCGTTTGTACGATAACCGTATAAAGCTGGTTGAAAATGAGCTGATCAAGCGCACAAATTTTATGGACAAAACCAGTGAGCGTTTGCAACAGCTTGAAAAAGATTTGTATGTGCAATACCCAAACCCTAAGAAAAAGGTTGAATGATGAGCATTGCAACAGCCAGCCGTCAAATAGGTAAAGGCGTTCTTGGTATGAGCGCAGCGGGCACGCTTGCTTTTGCCACATTGATTGGCCCGTGGGAGGGGCGTGTTTATACACCATATTATGATGTTGGTGGTGTTTTGACTGTTTGTGATGGTATCACCGGCCCGGCCGTCAAAGCTGGAAAGATATATACTGATCGTGAATGTGACAAGCTGGCTGCCAAAGAGGTAAATGCTCATGAGGCGCGGCTTGATCAATGCCTTAATGTTGATCTGCCTATTGAAACAAAGGCGGCTTTCATATCATTCACATTCAATGTTGGTTCTGGTGCGGCTTGCCGTTCAACCCTGATTCGCAAAGCCAATGCAGGGGATTTGTACGGTGCTTGCAATCAGCTCTCACGTTGGGTTTTTGTAAATGGCAAAAAATACAGAGGGCTTGAAAACCGCAGATTTAGGGGAGATTCGCACCGCATATCAGAGCGCACCTTGTGCATGGCTGGTCTTGATAAAGATTTTAAAACACCATTGCTTGAGCGCGTGCTTGTTGCTTACAAAGATTGGCGCAGCAGCTGGGGGTCAGTATGACAAAGTATTATATCATTACGCTGGCTGTCATGACTGTTGTATGCGGTCTTTTAACTTGGCGCATTGATCACCTATCAAATGCCAATGACGTGCTCACGGGTCAAATACGGGCGGCAAATGCCACAATAAAAACCCATGAGCAAAATGTAAAAATTACAGAAAGGGTTGCCAATGATTACCAGAGCAGTATTAATAATCTTAACCGTGAGCTTGACCGCCTGCGCAAACGCCCCGCAAAATGCGTCCCCGTTACCCGCAGTGCCGGCCGGGATTCTGAATCCGCCGCAACAGCAGAGCTTTCTGACAGAAATGGATTGTCAGATCAATGGCTGTATGACTACGCAGGCAGAGCAGAACAAACCAGACTGACGCTTATAGGCTGTCAGGATTTTATCAACCGTGTCAAACAAAGGAGCACACAAAATGACTAAAGCAAAAAACCCCGCAAAGAAAAAATAAAAACAGCATTAATACTGTTTAACCTGGGCCCCGTCATGGGGCTCTTTATTTTCCGAATAAAGAAACGGCGGCAATTCAGTCAGTGGGGAAGAACATACCGCCGTTTCAGGCACTGTCACAAAGGAGTGACAATATCAATATACAGTTATGATCGGCCGTTGACCACCACAATCTGCTTGCGGCTGCCCTCACGCTTGATATAACCGTGCTTGATAAGCCTGTTTATGACCACGGCAGCAGAGCTTGGCGTTTTATAATCAAGCCTATCAGCAACGGTTCTGACGGTTGGCTGTATGCCCTGCATATGGTCTTGTTTGATTGCCTGCAAAACAGAGTTTTCAACGTCTGTGAGTACGGGCAAAGATACTGCCTCAACCTCATTATTTAATACGTTGTTGCACAGCGCGCGCAGGCGTTTCACAGGTATTGGGTAATTGTAATTGCCAGACATGTTTTTTGTCATGTTCAGCATTTTTTGGGCAAAGTGTTTAATATCAAGATCGCTCATAGGATTCCTCTCTGGTTAAAGTAAAACGTGTTGCATACCAATTGCGCTGGCATAAAGCTCAAGTGTTGCCTCTGCCTCACTGCGCTTGTTTGCGTCAATTTTGCGCAGCGCAATCAGCTTGCGTATGGTTTTGGTGTCAAAGCCCGTGCCCTTTGCCTCTGCGTAAACGTCTTTAATGTCATCTGCAATGGTTTGCTTTTCTTCTTCAAGGCGTTCTATGCGCTCAATAAATGCCTTGATCCGCGCACCGGCCACGCCGCCAACGTCTTGAGTTTCTGTTTCAGCTGGTAAATTTTCAGTGTCAGTCATTGTAATACCTTTCTATCAAATAATGACGGGGTTTTTGTTCTGCGATTCCTGATCGCGTTATTGATAGAGCGGAGCTTGTCAGCGTATTCTTTTGCCGTAAGCTCACGCCCTGTGCGGATGTCATAACCGTATTTCATTTTTAGTCCTCATATGCTAATTCAAATTGTGTTGGCTGTTCATTGTTTGGAATAAGATCATTCACACCGCAAAAGCCGTTGCACTCCATTAAAGGTTCAACTGGTCTTCCTTGCATATCATCTAAACATTTATATTTTGGATAATCTGGATGTGGCTTTAAAAATACTAACTCAATACCTCTTTCTTTTGCCTGTTTTGATTGGTCTTTAAGCATTGTCACAGGCTTTCCTTTACGGTCAGTTAAATCATGTTCAACCTGTGCCATGCGCTCGAAATTTTCTGGCATTTCAGATTGCATTTTTTTCCAATAACCTATGCCACCTTGTACGCAACCTGTATTAAGACAATTATTGTTTTGAAAACCCATAAGGTAAGCCATTGGTAAAATAAGTCCAAATTTTTCAACTATTTCAATACAATCTTTTTTGGTCAACCCATATTGCAATAAAGGAAATAGTGGCTTTGTGTTTGGATGATTTAATTTTAATGACATTGCCCTTTTAAATTCTTTGCTATCAAACTCAAAACCGAAAATCTGATGGTCAAAATCATTTTCTTTTTCCCAATCTTCGCGCACTTTTCGTTTTAGCATATAAGAGCAAATCGCACCATTGGCAGTATTAAGGCTGTTGTATGTGTACCATGTATCTTGAATGGTACGGTACTTTCCTGACTTTAAAACCTCAATAGGTAAACCATACCATTTTTCACAATCTCCCTTAAAACGGTATGTGTCATAATGTTCGTTCCCCGTATCAAGCATTATAACACGGCAATTTTCTTTACCGTATTGTTGGATTGCTAAATAACATGCAACGGCACTTGTCACACCACCTGACCACCACCCTATAATTTTTGTCATATTTAACTCCCACAATGCACACACGGTTGCTTGCCGCCGATCAGATCATCCATTTGACCTGTGCCGTGGCAATGACCGCATATGTCATCCTCAATACCAAGATCAGCCGCGGTTGGCTGCTCATTGCTGCCGCCCTTGTCTGTTTCTTGGGTTTCATTCTCAATGATAACGTCACCGCGCTCATTGAGATATGATCTTTTGCCAGTTTCATACGCCGACTCGATGGCGTTGGCTTTCTGTACGCTCAACGGTAATTGAGGCGCAAGGTTTCTGATAGCTGTTTTGATAGCCATTTTTTCATAGTTTGTTGCCCACGGCGTGCTTTTTATTTTGCCAGCCATAAAAGCTTTATACCCTTCTGACCCGTCACGTATTTTATTTATGTCCTCAACGTGCACCACTTTAAACAAAGAGGGCAATGTGTTGTGCCGCGCTATGGCATAGGTGTAAACAATATCACCGCGCTCTGACGGGCTGCCTGTGGCCGGGACGTGGTCAAGATGTGGGTTAAGACCCTGACTGTATGAAAACTTGTCTTTCTCACGTACCGCCTCACCTGACACGATAAAACCACTATTCATGGCAAGGGTGATATAACCTTTATACCCTGTGATAAATTGGGCTTTGCCTTTAAATGGCGTGATGTACCCCTGACCTGTGACATTATCAACCTCAAGACCAAGCACGGCGGCTGTCATTGCCGCCTGCATAACGCTGCCAGCGTCACAGCTGGTGGCAAGGTATTGGTTTTGGCTTAATGCGTTCATTACAGATTGCATGATTTTCTGCGGCTCAACGTGGCTTGGCAGAACATTTGCAAACTTTGGTAAGCATTTCTCAAGGTTATTTTCATGCCGCTGTAATGCAGCCTTGAATGGTGTAAGCTGGTTCATATTTAACTCCTTTGTTTTGTGCCTGTATTATCTTTGTATCACTTTTGTGTTTATTGGTCAACACCTCTGATCGTAAAACGCAATTGTGATGTTTTGCGCGC